CTCATATCCAACAAGCTGATAATGAGACGAAAGAACAAACTGCTAGTATGTTTACTTTGTCACACATTGTCTGGTGTCCGCTAGATACTGATATAGAAATTGGTGATCAGATTGTGGCCACTGGTACATATTTTGTCAGAGGAAAAAGAGAAAACAATATTGGAGCTAATCAACACTTAGAACTTTATGTCGAACAAGTATGATAAATGTAAAAATAAGTGGAATGGATGAACTAAAAAAAGTCATCCGCCAAAATCCAGAAGTTGTGAAAAAAGAAGCTAAAGCCTATTTTGTCAGATCATTAGCAAGTTTGAAAAGTAGCTTAGGACAACAACCTTGGCGGGTGAGTGGAAGTAACGGAGGGGTACCTATAGACACAAAATATTTACGTAAATTTGCTAGTCTTGAAAAAATACAGGACTTCAAAGCTATTATTTTCACTGATACCGATATTGTGCCTTATGGACTTTATGTCCACGAGGGAACCAGAAAAATGAAAGCCAGACCATATTATGAAGCAGCCAAAGAAAAATCACAAAATACTATTAAAAAATATCAAGAAAATTTGATAGATAACGTAGTCAAAGCACTAGCCAAATAAAAATATGTTTACAGATATTATCTCAAAAATCAACACAGTATTGCAGGCATTAATAAGTGATAACGAAAAGTATTTGGCTGCAAAATACGATTATCCGGAAGAAAATGTAACAACATATCCGGCGGCCGTATTTTTTCCAGCGAACTTCACGAATCAATATGATAACGTCGCTGAAAATAGAAAGGTCTACACATTTACAATATTTCTATTACAAGAAATGAACGTACAGACAAAGTCAAACGCTTATACGGTATCAATGCCAGCATTGCTCGACGAGATTATACAAGCCTTTGACGAAAGCTGGAATCAGGGAGCTAGTAGTGACGGAAATAGAATCTGGTGGACTTTGACAAATGGGGCGTGGGTAGAAATTAAAATGCAAAATGGCAATGCCTTGCAAGCCGAATTGACACTAGAGGTCAAGGTAAATACACAAAATTAATAAAATATTTTAACAAAGTTAATAATAAATATATGGAAATATTGGGAAGACAGCTAGAATGTGGAGTAAGTGTGGAATCAGTGAGAGGTGTCGCTGAATCCGCCGCTTCTGTTTGGCTAAAAAAAATCAGCACGACTGTAGTAGAACGTGCTAACAAAGTAGTCGACGAGTCAGTGAGAAATGTCATGGCTGATTCACTCGGTAATAGAATCGTCCAAAAATGGATAGAGGGAGATATTGAGGGAAATCTACACGCCAACGCTATAGGTTATTTGCTTTATTCTTTGTATGGTGCGGTCAGTCCAGCAACTGTAGAAAGTGGGGTATATCGTCACACTTTTAGCGACGCAAACACAATATTATATCCGTCTCTTTCATTATTTGCCAAAGACGGGGCAATTTCAAATCTAGTATTTAGCAACGTAATGCTAAACAGTCTTGAAATAAGTGCGGCCGTAGATGACTATTTGAAAGTCACTGGCTCATTTATGGGCAAAGAATCGGGAGTAAGTACCGACACACCATCATACGAGACAGACTATGATTTTATTGGCAAAGATATCACTGTAAAATTTGCTGATACAGAAGCCGGTCTAGCTGGAGCAACTGCTGTACAAGCCAAAGACTTAACTGTTACTTGGTCCAAAGATTTGATAAACAACTTTGTACTCGGTGCAGAGAAGCCAAGTGACATCCTAGCGTCTAAAATGGCCATTGAGGGCAGTATCACTGTAGATTATGAAGATACTACATATAAAGCATTGTATCTAGCAGACAGCTACAAATACATGCAAATCACAGTGACTGGATCACAGACAATCGGTGCAGTAAGTCACCCAATTCTACAAATCACACTACATAGAGTAGCTATAACAGACTGGAACCGCGAAGATAGTGCCGCCGACCTATCTACTCAACCTATTACTTTCAAGGCTTTTTATAATCAAACAGACAGTAAACAATCAGAAGTAAAATTGACAAATACTGTAGCTGATTATGAACCAGTAGAAGAAAGTGTCTAGTAAAAATAAAAAAGGCGTGGTTTTCGCCACGCCTTTCGTTCTTTAAAATTTATTTACAAGGTTCATGTAAAGTTCTGTTTGGAAATGCGGACAATAAACTATTTACAGAGTTAAAAGATTTTAAATATTTTGTTGATAAATCTTTCCAAGCTAAGTCAGTATCGCAATAATAATATTTTGCAGAGTAATAACTAGAAGTATAGTAGATATTACCAGTGATAATGCTTTCTGTTTTTTGTTCAGTTTGAACATCAGGAACTTTATTTTCTGTAATTGTATTTACTTTTTCTGTCGTTGTAACATCTGGAGCAGGCTCATCATTGCAAGTATCTTTATTCCAAAGACCTAAATTGTTTTCTCTTGCATATTTTTCTGATGATTTGAAATCGGATTGATATTTATAGGGAAGATTATAGGTATATTCATGAGCATATCCATTTTGGATCATGTATCTATTATAGAAAGTATTATCTTGCAAAAAAACATAAGCCAACAAACGATTATATTTGTCACGTTCACCTTGAGAAGAATCTGTTTCAATTCTCACTGATTTATTTAGTAGTAATTGAGTAGCTTTGTTTGAGGCTTCAATACCAAAACATTGAACGGGTTTTCTAGGGTCTTTCGTTTCTGGAGTATCTATACCAATAAGACGTAATCGTTCAACTTTACCATTATAATCTATATCAATAGTATCTCCATCAACGACTTTGACCACCTTAAAATATTGATAATTTTCTGACTGTTCTGGCTTTGGTACTTCTAAAGTTTCACTTTGTTTTTGTTCTATTATTGGCTTATTACTTTCAATATCCAAAATTATTGTTTCAGTTGTACTCACTATATTTAAAGTAGAAGTATTTGATAATTCATTTATTATTTCATTTTCTGTATTGTCGATATTTTCTTCTTGTACTTGAGTATTTTCTGCTATTGTTTCACTTTGTTTCAGACTTTCATTTTCAGGTGTTGAGGGAAGAAAAGACACAAAGATAACAAAACCAAAAAACCAGACAAAAACTTTACCTAACTTTGTAGAATAAATCTTTTTAAATAAATTCATAAATATTTAATATATATAATATAAAATATATGGAAGTAAAAACAATCAAACACACATCTCCAAGTGGTAAAGAAGTTGAAGTAAAACAATTTCTTAATGTTTTAGAAAGACGTTCTTTGAGAAGTATTTATTTTGGAGATAGTGGTACTGAGTTAGATGTTGATACAAAAGCCCCAAAAACAAAGATAACTTCTCAAATGGTTGATAATTTTGAAGATACAACAATCAAACTCTTGGTGACATCCTATGATAATTCTAGTGAAAAAATACTTGAAAGATTATACGAAGTACCAGAAGATTTTGATTTTGCTTTAGAAATCTCAAACAAAATTGCAAACGGAAATTTAACGAAAGCGAAATAGAGCATAGCTGGATACTTTATTTCGCTGGCAAAAACGTTGAGATGACTGACGACATGATAGTTGCTACAATTTGTCGGGAATTCAAATGGACTTATCAAGAGTTTATGGAGTCACCAGCTGTTTTTATAGACAATGTAATGATAATGATGAGAGCGGAAGCTAAACAAGAGAGAATAAGAGAAAGAATGTCCAAGATGAACTCAAAAAATTAGCGTTGAGACATTATCAAATCGTAGAGTTTTCTTTTGAGTGATAATCTAATTATAATATCATATTTTTTTCCAGAAGTTGTCCTTATTCTCAATTTTTGGGTAAGAGGGTTAAACAATTCTATAGAAGAAACTTCCGATAGTGGAATTGAAAATTCTTTGTTCATAAAACCTTTTTTGTAAAAAAGATGATCAGAATATAAAATAACCTTAAAACCCAAAAGTGAAGACTCAAATATTTTTTCCATAAAAAATTATATTAAATAAATAACGACTTAAATTAGCATAAATAAATTAATTTGTCAAGTATATGGCCGACAGCAGAATTCTACAATTAATTTTAACACTAAAAGATGAAGCTAGCAAATCTTTGAATGAATTTTCAAAAAGGATGGAGACCTCTGTTGATGCTTCACAAAAAGTCGCAAAAGGCTTATCTCTTGTTAGTTTGGCGACAGTAGCTGTAGGTGGTTTTGCATTTAAAGCAGCTTCCGATTTGCAACAAACAAATATTGCCTTTACGACAATGCTTGGTTCGGCTGAAAAAGCACAAAAATTCGTCGAAGAAATGAAAAATTTTGCTAGAACCACACCACTGGAAACAAGTGATATCGCACAAGCTTCTCAAACATTACTTGCTTTTGGAATAGACGCAAACAAAGTACTACCTAATCTACGTATGATTGGAGATGTTGCTTTGGGTGATAAAGAAAAATTCAAAAGTCTGTCTTTGGCTTTTGCACAAGTACAAAGTACTGGTAAATTGATGGGGCAAGATTTATTGCAAATGGTTAATCAAGGATTTAACCCTTTACAAATAATGTCTGAACAAACTGGTAAAAGTATGGCCGTTCTAAAAGACGAGATGTCCAAAGGTGCAATATCTGCAGATCAGGTGACAGAAGCTTTTAAAATTGCCACTAGTGAGGGTAACAGATTTTTTGGTGGAATGGACTCACAATCAAAATCATTTAAAGGAAAGATGTCAACAATTAAAGATGATCTAAAACTAATATTAGAGGAAAATATTGGTGGACCTTTGCTAGAGGGTTTTATGAAAATATTACCAACCATCGAAGAATTTATCAAGAAGCTACCAGAATTAATAGAAAAAATAAAAAATGTTGGAAAATTTTTTGAAGAACATAAAGTACTTTTATATGTTGTCGCTGGAGCAATTCTCGGTGCTTTGGTTCCTGCAATTTGGGCAAGTGTGGTTGCTTTTGCAGGGTTAGCTATTGCTTTGGCTCCTTTCATTATAGGTGGTGCTATTATTGGTGGAATTGTTGCTGGTATCGTTTGGATCGTAAAAAATTGGGAAATAATTTCTCAAAAAGCAAAAGAAATTTGGGGTGCTATCAGAGATTTTATTGGTGGAGTTTTCACTAAAATAAAAGATTATGTCACTACTACAACAGAAAATATAAAAAATTCATTTTTAACTGGTTTAGGGATTATACGCGACTTTTTTGTCAATATTTGGACTAGTATTGTATCTTTTTTTCAATCTAGTATCCAAAATATAGTATCTATAGCACAATCAATCTGGGGTAGCATAACCGCTGTTTTTAGTGCTGTTTGGGGGGTTATACTTAATATTTTCAAGTTTAGCATTGCTTTCATTGTAGGTTTTGTGATAGAAGCATTTAATGTTATGGGTATAGACATTGTAAGTGTATTCAATAATGTTGTTACTTGGATTAAAGACGCTTGGAATAGTGTTTTAAAATTTACTTCTGAAATACTAACGGCAACCTTTGAATGGATTAAAACTAGACTCAATGAATTTGTATCTCTTTGGACTGACGTTTGGAACGCGGTATCAACTTTCTTTGTAAATATTTGGAATACAATGACCACTTTTATCTCTTCTGGTTGGGAGTGGATAAGTAGTCTTTTTATGACAGGCTTACAGGTCATTTCAGAATTATGGAATACCGTTTGGACAGCTATATCAACTTTTTTTGGTGGAATATGGACATCTATAAAAGGAACTGTCAGTGCTGGTTGGGCTTGGATTAAAGAAAAATTTACTACTCTAGCAGATCCAGTCAAAGACGCTTGGAATAATATGTGGCAAGGTGTATCTAATATTACCACATCAGTTTTTGAGGGTATTAAAAATACAGTAAAATCAAGTATAAATTGGATAATTGAAAAAATTAATACTTTTATTAGAGCAGCAAACTCACTAGCTCAATCAGGTGCAGGGGCTGTTGGTTTGTCTATCCCGAGTATTCCAGAAATTCCAATGCTAGCCAAAGGTGGTATAGTCAATAAACCAACGCTAGCTATGGTTGGAGAAAATGGACCAGAAGCTGTGATACCTCTTAGCAGAAGAAACAATCCAAATGGATTTGGTATGGGTGGAATCACTATCAATATCACCGGCAATTCAATCTCAAACTCAATGGACTTGAACAACATAGCTGATCGTGTGAGCGACGCTATCATGAGCAGAATGAGATTATCAGGTCAAATATCATAAAATTATGAGACTAGATATAAATACAACCGACATGACAAACCAAATCGACCAAGAATCACTTGTGGTCGAGAAGAATATAACAAATCAAGTTCACACTGCTAGTTTTAGATACACAAAATTTGGCACAAGAACATACTCACCAGAAATCAGCGACGTGGTAGAAGTCTATGACGGAGCAACCAAAATTTTCAAAGGCTTGGTGGTAAAAGTCAAAGAATACTCACAAGGTCCAGACGGTCTGACTTATAATATCGACTGTGCCAGTTCAGCACATAAATTGACAGCCAGATTATTCTCAGGGGCTTTTATAAATAAAACAGTCAAAGAAATTATAGAAGAAGTCGTGACAGAAAGTGCTTCGGAGTTTACCACAAACAACGTAGAGTCAAACTTTTTGATTAAAAATATTGTTTTTTCTCAATTGCCAGTTTTTGATATTATGAAACGCTTGGCAGATATATTGAGGTATGACTGGTATGTCGACGAAAGCGACGATATCCATTTTTTTGCAAAATTTAGTACACCAACACCTTATGATTTGACAGACAGCTCAGGCAATTATGTCTATAAATCCCTAGTGCGTGAAATAGACGGCTCACAAATAGTCAATAAAGTAATTGTGCGCGGTGGCGAATACAACGGGGCAGAATTGTCAGGTGTAATAACGGTCACCGGCAATGACAGCAATATTTTTTCTTTGCCTTATAAATTCGCAAATTTGGGTATTGAGCTAGACACTGGCTCGGGATACGTTGCACAGTCTATCGGTATTGATTTTATAAACGACTTTAGTGGGGGATACAACCTTTTATACAATTACAATGAAAAATCTATCAGATTTGAAAATAATTTGTCTAATGGTACAAAAATAAGATACACCGGCAATCCAAAACGTCGAGTATTGAGTCTTGATATCGACGAAGCGTCTATCAACGAATATGGCCTAAAAGAACGCTTTATAACCGATACTAGTATTCAGGATCAAGACACTGCTAGAAAAAGAGCAGCCGCCGAAATAAACACGTACAAAGACGGAGTAGAAGATACTAAATTCAAGACATACACCGCAGGATTGGAAGTTGGAATGTCTATCAATTTGACCTCGACACTACGAAACACAGCAGAAATAAACTACGTGATAAAAAGGATACGTTTTTCGCCACTTGATTCAAATAATTTCGGTTATGAAGTAGAACTTGTCACCACTAAAAAACTAGATTTGATTGATATTTTACAGAAATTGTTACAACCGGACAACGCCTATGACGAACAAAGTATCGCCGAGGTACTCGAAACCGACACAGCGACAATTACAATTCAAGAACTCATAGCAGTAGTAGAGCCGGTGACAGATTATTTGACTATTACTATTAACGAAGAAATAGAAGCTGATCCATTAGGTGCTGGGGTAGAGCCTGTCTGGGTATTGGCTGATTATTTCCCAACTAGTATAACAGATGTGAAGCGTGTGGGATTGCTGGATAGAAGTATGAAAGTTTATAATCCAGTTAGTATAGAAATTGTAGATAGTTATTCTGAAAGTAATTTTAATTTATATTCTATTGTTGGTAATACAGTCAAAGCCACTGGTCAAACTTTTACAGCTAAAGATGGGGTTTTATCTAGCGTAAAATTTTTTATGGGAAAATCTGGTTCTCCAACTGGTAATGCTGTGGCTAAGATATATGCAATAACAGGAACATTAGGAACAGACGGAAAACCGACAGGAAGCCCTCTTGCTGTTTCGGACGTATTAGATGTTTCTTCTCTAAGTACAACTCTTCAATTAGTAGAATTAAATTTTAGTGGAATAAATAAAATAAATTTGTTAGCAATGAATTATTGTATTGATTTAGAATATTCAAATGGAAATTCTTCAAATCATATTAGGTTTGGTATTGACAACTCATCATCAAGCCATTCTGGTAATAGGTTCTATTCATTAAACCTCAGCTCTTGGACGTCAACTATATCTGATGATAATATATTTTATGTTTATGAAGAAATAGAAAAACCATAATTCGCACAAAAAAATAAAACGTGTTATAATAAATACAAATTTAATTTGCTCGAATAGAGAACTATAGAGCCGAAAAACAAACCATACTATGGGGCGTTTTCGGCTCTTTTTTTATTTTAAAAAATATGCTCAAACAAAAAACAAAAGGCAAAGTAGCCATACAAGAGAACATCCAACAATTCAAAATTTTAGGAAAACCGACAGCAGAACAACTCGCAAGATTGCGTGATTTTGTACGTGGAAAAATTGGCTTTCACGCTGTCAAAAGTTTTGTCACTGCTTATGAAAGCAAATCTAATTTGACAACTCTAGTAGGTAGGGAAGTTCTAACAAGACGTCTTGTCGGTAATACAGTATACAGTGGCGAGATCACACACGGAGCAGTCGGCGACGGTACACCAGATACAAACGAAAACAGGACATCTCTAGTCAATGAAGTATTCCGCGTTATACCAGCTTCACACGTTTATGAAAACAATGTCGCTTATATAGATTTTGTTTTCGCGGCCGACGACGTAGACGGAACTTTTACCGAATTCGCAAACTTTATTGACGGCGAAAATTGGAACGCTGGTGCTGGTGCAGACACAGGCCGAATGTTCAGTCTTATTGCCACAGGTGGCTGGGCAAAATCCAACGTAGAAAGTTTGTTTGTTTCTTGTAAATACACTTTAGTTTAAATTTTATGCCTTTAATTGTGACACAAGGAATGGGAGCCGATGACTTACCAGAAAGAGAATATCTTGTCAGACAGGGGCTAGATTTGGACGTACCAGACAACGCAATATCACTGGCGACAGATACCGATATCAACATAGATATTCAAATAGAAGATACCGAAATTGAAACAGAAAATACAGATATTTCAATAGAAAATAACAACATTAATATTTCAATATGACATTATCAATAAAAAAAGGCGTACGCCTAGAATGGACGGCCACAGTAAAAGATAGTGACGGAAATGCTTTGAATTTGACAAGCTATGACTCAATCAAATTCACAATGCAAAAAGACGATGGCACAAAAATCATTGACGAGGCAGTAGCTTCTTTCGTGACAAAAGCCAGTGGTACTGTTACTTATGCTTTTACAGACGCTGATGTGGCAAATGCTGGAAAATTCCGAGCATACTTCACACTTTTCAAAGGAACAAGTCCCGCGATTAGACGTTTGTCTTCACCAAGTAATTTTTTTGTAATAGAAATAAACGAATAAAATCCGTATGGGTTCACTACAGACACAATCCAAAGGTGGTGGTATCAGCTCAGTATTGGCTCAATATGTCAATATTGTAGACGCTGGTCTTTTTTTTGTATCTGGAAACGTTGAGGGTGCTTTGCAAGAAATAGGTGGCAATTTGGAAACCTTGGAAAGTGGAAAATCAGATGTTGGACATATTCATGATGATCGCTATTATACCGAGTCAGAGGCTGATATTCTACTCAATGCAAAATCAAATAATGGTCATACACACGACGATAGATACTACACTGAAAGCGAAGCTGACACTCTTTTGAGTGGAAAGTCCAACGTAGGACATGGGCACGCTATTTCAGATGTAACAAATTTATCAACAGAACTAGGCAATAAAGAGGCCACAGCAAATAAAAACCAAGCAGGAGGTTATGTGGGGCTTGGAATGGATAGCAAAATTGCTTCATCTTATTTACCAGCAATTGCAATCACTGAAACATTTGTAGTAACAAGTCAGGTTGATATGCTGGCACTAACGGCTCAAACTGGCGACGTGGTAGTAAGAACAGACTTGAACAAATCATATATTTTGGCAGGAACAGACCCAAGTATTTTGGCAAACTGGCAAGAATTACTTACACCAACCGACACAATATTATCTGTAAACGGACAGACTGGCACAGTGGTGCTAGATACCGATGATGTTTCCGAGGGTGGCACAAATCAATATTTTACACAGGCACGCGCGAGGACATCACTGTCTTCGAGTATTACCGGAATTAGTTATGATAATTCCAAAGGTATTTTTTCTTTGACTGCTGGATATGTGATACCAACGACCACACAAAAAGATAATTGGAATAGTGCCTATGGCTGGGGTAATCATGCTTTGGCTGGATACTTAACAAGCTACACCGAAACGGACCCAATTTTTGTGGCAAGCCAAGCTCACAATATCACGCTCACTGACATAACAAATTTGAGTAATTTATCTGGGGTCAATACAGGTGATCAAGATTTGTCTGGTTATGTAACAAAAGCCGGTTCACTTACTCAAATTACAACAAGAAGTCATGCTGATTTACAAAATTTAGGTGTTGATGATCATACACAATATGGATTATTAGCTGGAAGAAGCGGTGGACAAACACTAGTGGGAGGTAGTGCTATAACTGACAAACTAATATTACAAGGTACATCAGGCAATGGAACACTTACATCACCGTCTGTAGTCGTCAATGTTGGAAACAATGGAGCGTCAGAAGCCATGAGCATTTTGAATAATAAAATTATAAATTTTGGGGGACGTTCTCAAACTACTTACAATTATGATTTTTATGGTAATACTAGATTTTCTCACCGACTATATATAGGTGACAGTCAAACCGCCGCCGGACTAAATACTGCTGTCTATGTATATCTAGCTAGTGGCTATCGTAACGCTTTGGCAGCCAATGGCTCGACAGGCAAGCTAGTGTATGTCGCAATCGGCGGTACACAAGGTATTGAGATATTAACACTTAATAGGTCTGTAGATCTTACGATGCTCACTACAGATGCTAATCACGGACTAACACTCAATACAACAACATTAACCTCGACAGGTCAACATCACTTAGGAATACAAACACGTTTCAACGGAGTTGGTACCTATGACGCACAAAATATTTTGCTAAAAGATGACGCGTCAAATTCAGCAAGTAGCTTTTTGGCAATGTATTTGTGGAATGGTTCGAGTTATATAAATAAATTTAAAATCAGAAAAGACGGACTACTTATAACAACACAAGATATTTATATCAATGACACAAACAAAGGACTAATCCAAAAATCAGCAGACGGTACCTGCTGGAAACTATCCATAGATAATTCAGGGGTAATATCAGCGTCATCGCTTACTTGCCCAGCTTAACAATAATTTTATGCCAAAATTTATACAAGAGTTGGACTCAAAAGGAAGCCCAACAGGTAGCGTCATTGAACGCAACGATAGAAAACTAAACAACAAAGAAATAAATGAAAGGATTGAAAATTTAAAAATTGATATACAAAATATGAGACAAAATCGTGAAGACATTGCTATAACTATTGCCGAAAAACAAGCACAAATAGATAAATTAAAATTATTAAAAATTAACTAAAAAAATATGGTTACTCTAAAACTATTAGACGTAAAAACTCCAAAAAAATTGGAGGAAAAAATAAGAAAATCTATTGAAACACAAAGAGCTTTATACGTTGGCAAAATTGCCAAAGAAAAGGGCGAACAAATTATTATTACAAAAAAAAAAGCCGAAGAATTGCTCAAAATGCCAGAATATAACAAATTGGAAAATATTGTAAATAACATAATTGACATGATGGAAATTTACATAAAGTTAAAACACAAAGACAAAGAAACAGGCGATATTGTGGTACCTTGGAATACAAGAAAAACAATCGCTAAAATCAATCAAAAAATGATAGATGTGGAAGATGATGGAGTAGTTGAGTTGAGTGATGATCAGACAGATTTTTTGATTGGTATATCACGCGAAGAATTACCACTCAACGATACTTTTGTCTATTTCATTGAATATTTGGAAGACGAAAAACTAGCACAAAAATCTAAAGAATAAATATGTACATCACAGCATTTTTTACAAATAACGGCGTACCGGCCACTGGGCTGATACCAACAATAAAAATTCGCAAATTGTCAGATAATTCTTTGGTGGTGACAGACGCGGTAATGGTCGAGGTAGGGGATGGAATATACAAATATAATTTCACTGGTTACAACGCGTCAATAGATTATGCCGTGAGATGTGATGGTGGAGATGATTTGCAAGATAGTGACAGATATTCATACGGGACCGATTATGCCAAAAGTCCACTAGCCACAGCGAGCCACAGAATAGTAGATCAGACTTTGGAAATCTACAATGAAAACGGAGTGCTTTTGTCTTTCAATCTATACGACGACACAGACAATCCAAGTGCAACCAATGTTTATAAAAAAGAAATAATTTAATTTAATAATATGCCGTCAGACGAAATCGTCAAATTACAATTTGAACAAATAACCGAAAGTCTCAAAAGAATTGAAAAAAACTTTGAAAAATTAGAAAGCGAAAATAAAAAAGAAATTGAGGGAATTAAAAAAGAACAGACCACAATGAGAGAGGATTATTTGAAATTTAAAACCAAAGTGCTGACTTGGGCGAGTGCTGGCGGGGTTATTGGTGGTTTTTTATCAACATTTTTAAGTAAATAATTGTATGGGATTAGATAACATGCAGGGCGGGGACAAAGTCTTTGCCTTTGAAACAAATAATATAGTCAAAGCAATACGCACTTTGTTTGGACTTTTAACAAATAAGTGGCGTTTTATTTCTAAACAAACTATAACGTCAGGAACTTTTACAGTCCCAAAAAGAGCAAATTTTATTGTGATAGCTATTTCTCTTGTAGGAACGTCCACTACAATAAAAGGTGAAATTTTCTTATCAAGAAATGGAAAAATGACAGGTAGTTTTATGGGTGAAACAAATAGTGCGGATAAAACAGGTCATTCATTCACTTGGAGTGGTGACACTATAACACTTGCTAGTATTGGTACTGTACTGACGAGTTATAGTCACACTGCTTATTATTATCAATAAAAAATTATGAACAACACAATTATAGACAATTTTTTTAACACGAGCGTCCAAGACAATGTCGTGGATTATATAGATAGTGTGGCTAATTCAGGACAAGCCAATGTAGTCGTCAGTGACGGCGGTAACTTTAGTGTCGGTGAACAAGTTGTATTATACGACGGACAAAATGCTTTTGAAACGGTAATAATTCTTAGTATTTCTACAGACACGTTGACGATGACGACAAATTTAGCAAATACATATTCTGAGGGATCACGAATTGGAAGATATCTCGGATACTTAGATACTACAAATAATAAATTTCAAAGATTGCTTGCACCGGATTTGGGAACGGGTGCAGACGGAGCTTTTGTATCAAGTGGAAATGCTACTTGGAATAGTGAAAAAAACTATACTTCAATTACAATCCAGAGCGGACATATAATCACAATTGACGGAAACTTTGCAATAAAATGTCAGGGACTTTTTGATATTCAAGCTGGAGGAAAATTGACTGCTAAGGGGTACGGACACGCAGGAGGGGCTGGGGGTCAATACACCAATAGTAGACAAGGGACAAGTCAACTTGGGGTAGGAACAACTTCGCAAACAGCTAACGGAGGTGGAGGTGGTGGTGGAGATGGTTCTGGCAGTAGTACTTCTCGTGGTGGTGGTGGTGGTGCTGGATATGGAAACGCAGGTACTGATGGAAATAAATCAGCTGGGGAGACAACGGCTGTTGGTGGTTCAACCTATAATGACGCTGGACTTACTACTTTTTCAATAGAATACTTAAAGGGATCAGGTGGTGGTGGAGGGGGAAGTTCTGAGACTGGTTGTGGTAATGGAGGTGAGGGAGGTGGAATAATTAGAATTCACTGTTTGAATTTTATCTGTGCCGGTGAAATTGACTGTGATGGTAATGATGGTGTCACACCAAGTTTGGCTAGTGCTTATTACAAGGCGGCCGGTGGAGGAGGATCAGGCGGGACTATCTTTATTCAGGTAATCCAAAAAGCCATTGTCGGAACTGCCCTTATTCATGCTAGTGGTGGTGCTGGCGGACTAGGTAAAGGTACTGCTGGCAATGATAGTTCTGGCAATGGTGGTGCTGGTGGTGCTGGTCGCATACGTATCGAAGCTGGAAAAATTACAGGTACAACAAGCCCGACACACGCAACAGGTTATTCCAATAATATGGGAGCCTTTGCAAAATATGGTTTCTATCACACAGAAGAAATACAATCACTTAATGATCTTATTACCGGCAATTGTTATATAGAACAAGAAATTGTCAGGACTGCAAATATTGCAAGTTCTGCCAGTGCTGGACAAGCCGATGTAATAGTTGACGACGCTTCTGTTTATAACGAGGGCGAAAAAATTATATTGATAGAAAATGAAAAAATGGAAGTAAAAACAATTGATAGCATTGTTTCAAATACTCTAACAATGACAGAAAACTTGATAAACAGTTATACAACTTCGGGCGATGTCTATGGAATTGACGCCTATGCTGACGTGAGTATCGAGCCAGTAGGGGACGATGAGAACTTTCAAGCAATGACACTCCAGACGGTGGACGACTTGGGAGATAGTATTTATTTGATTACATATTCCAAAACTGTACGTAATGAAGACGTGGGCGAAGCTGGTGTGAGATTTGTGGGACGTGTGAGATTGCAAGGTAACGACAACGATACAACAGATATAAATGTAAAAAATATTAATTGGGCGTTTATTTAATTTAATCAAAAAATATGTTGGAAGAAAATAAAAAAGAAGTCGTCGACTTCAACGAAATAATCCCGGGCTGTGATTTGGAAGCTAGTGTCGAGCATGATAAAGACGAACGGAATTTTAGGTATTCCAATTTGGTTGGTAATAGTGTTGCCGTTGCAGTGACTAATGTAGCCGAAGTACAATTTGGAGCTATCAATTTACCTAATAGTTTTGGTGTAGATACTCCACAAACTTATCAAGGAAAACAACCGGCTTGTGTAGGTCATGGTGTAGGTGGACATAAGAGTGACGTAGAAACAAAAGAAGCAGGAATACCTATAATATTATCACCAAGATTTTTATATTCTTTGTGTAAGCGTGAACAAGGTTTTATTGGTTGGGGTACAAACGTACCTTTAGCAGTTAAAATGGTTGCCGAATACGGCATACCAACAATGCAAACAATACCAGAAGCAGTTGATCTATCGGAAGAAGTATATGTGAAAATATGTGATAACGTAGGTCAAGAAGTATATGACGAGGCTAAAAAATATAAAGCTCAGCGTACTTATTGGCATGCGTATAACGATGAGGTCGATGCAATTAAACTTATGCTTTTTAATGAAAAAGTTTCTTTGCCAACAACTTTACCATGGTATTCCAATTATAATTATGTACCAAATGGGTATTTACCAAAACCAGTAGGAAATTCAAGTGGACATTGTGTTCGTTTAAAACATTGTGATCTATTAAAATATACAGGACACGATCCAAATTATAAAGGTATCAAGGGGACTGGAATGGATTGGAGATATACTTTCAAAAATTCCTATGGTCTGAGTTATGGTGTAAATGGAGATTTTTATGTTTGGGAGCATGATCTTGTATCTGTACATCAAATTGGTACTTTCTTTTCGACAATAGATATTCCAAAAGTTGTGGCTACTATCTTAAATAAATACCAAGGTAAAGTAATCAAAAATCCAAACAATCCAACTTGCTATCTTGTAGATAAAAAACGTGTCATAAATATTGGTGATGAGACTACTTACAATGTAGGAAAAGATTTAACAAATCCATTGTGGCAAGATTGGCCAACAATTTTGACTGTCGAAGATGAGATTGTAGAAACACATAAAATTATAATTTCAGAGACAAAATAATTTATTTAATTTTTAATATAAAAGTATGCAAATACAAGATTTTTTCGGAATTCTGATTGTCGGAGTTCTAGTGTCTTTAGTGGTAGATTGGGCCAAAGCAAAATTTGGTGTTCAAAGTTTGAAAACTAAATTGCTTGTTGTTGGTCTATCTATTTTGACAGGTGGTTTTTACTTTCTTTTTAGAGAAACCCCTTGGTTTCAAAGTATGGTCGGCGTGTTAACAAGTGCCTCGGCTGTATATGCTTTGATACTTAAAAAAGAATAAACAAATAGTACTACCTCGTTCGGACTGGACGACGAGTTGGTATAGGTGTCTTTTCTTTGGAAAGGTTGCACCGAAACAAAACAACGCTTGATTTCGTCAGGCGTTTTTTTGTTTATCCACACCCAAAAAATACAAAAATTTGATATAATAAAATTGCTCTACTAAACACAGAGCAAAATTCCACTGAGTTGCCCCTCCTTCTCAGTGGTTTTTTTATTGACAAGTGATTGACAAGTGATTGTATAGTGTTATTGACAAAATTATATAAAACTGGTATGGTTTGGTGTTCTTACAAAAGAACAAAGACAATTTAATCAACCACTTGTGTTCGCAAGGACGCTTTCTTACAAAGGTTATCAGACAAGTGTTTTCAAAATTAGCCAGTATATATTTTTTTTGGTATACTGAAAATGTAATAGGCACATTCCCGAAAGGAGAAAGAGCGTGCCTACTACACGCCCTTTCGGGCATAAAGCTATCCATTGAAAACATAGACCCTGATAAGTTTATGTGAGTAAGTGGGTAGCTTTTTTTTATGCAAGTAGCACTAAGTCAGTTTGTAGATTGGGGACGTATAAGATACGCGCAGAGAACAGTAGATACTTACAGGGGATTAATAAATAGGTTCATTGTTTGGACCAAAAACAAAAAGCTTTGTGATATCACCATAGACGATGTCACGCAGTACTATCTCAATCTGAAAAAGAGGGGATATGCAGAGTCATCAATTGCTTTTATGATGATTTCACTGCGACAATTTTTCCGATTTTTATTTCTGCGAGGTGAGATAAAATGGGATTATCAATTGATACAAATACCAAAATACATGAGTAATTCATACCCTCCGGCCACCAAGGCTATATTTGAGGAAATGTCAAAAATGAAAGTTTGTAATTTCAAAGATTTGAGGGATAAAACTATTTTGCATTTTCTGTATTCGTCCGGTGTGCGAGTGTCAGAATTATGCGCAATTAAAATAGCAGATATTTCTTTGGAAAAAGGATTTGGAGTGATCATCTCAAAGAAAAATCAAAAGAAACGCATGATATTTTGGGACGATCAAACAAGAGAGATACTGGCAAGGTATTTATTGCAACGAACAGAACACTCAAAAAGCCCCTATTTGTTTATTTCTATAGCGAGCCGTAATCTAGGACAAAAACTAACAACAAGAAGCGTACAGCGAATTGTAGAGGCTTACAGGCAGTCACCAGATATCACTCCGCACAGTTTTAGACATGGTTTAGGCATGCGGGCGGTACAAGCCAATATTCACCCTCGCTATATCCAACAAATTCTAGGACATAAGAATTTGAATAGCCAAGAAGTTTACCTAGATACTGTAGATCAAGAAGTCAAACAAGCCTATGACAAGATAAAAGGGGATTGACGACACGTCAAACTTAGTGTATAGTATCTTATATGAAAACAGAAAATAAAAAAACTATAGGAAAACCTGTCAATCAAAAAAGGAGAGAAATAATTGTCAAACTTCGAGATGACGAAAATTTGAGTTTTGCCAAAATAGGGGAGGCCTTAGGAGTGTCAAAACAGTGTGTTTATACCACTTATGTGAGGGCAAAGAACGTCAAACAAATTATCCACAGCCTTTAGTTTGACACATTTTGATTATAGGTTTATACTGAAATCATATAGCAAATACATGTCGTTCATTACAACCTAGCATCCGGTGGGGAATACAGGATAAAGGCTTAGATAAAAGCCTTAAAAAAAGCTTTATCTAATGTCGCACAAAATGTCTTATGTGACATAGAAAAAAGCCAAACAAACACAAAAACAAACATAAAAGTATAGTACCCACCGAATAACACCGGTGGGTTTTTTGTTTGATATAAAGCTTTGTTTGTACAGTCTCTCAACAAGATTGTGGTCCCCACCAAAACAAGGCTTTATACGAGCCAAGGAGCTCACGGCTTAGAGGAGGCATGATCTAGTTATCTCAGGCAATCACCTAGACCCGCTCGATATATCGCGGATTATGCCCCCAACAAAGTCATAAAGGTCGTTCATTAAAAATAAATTCTACACATAGGACTAGCGCCATGTGATAGATACAAGGAAAAAATATGGATATGTTCAAGCCATCACTTAACCAGATCAACTGTCTTATGGACATGATCACAGACAGACAAAGAAAAATAGATACTTTGGTTGACATAAGTGATAGCGAAAAAATGTGGAATATATTAAGTAGCCTATCATTTAGACAATATCAATACATCAAACATTTGGTGTTTGAAAACAAAAAAAAGAAGTTAAAAGATGTTTTGATAAACATCGGCTTCACAGATAATTCATCTGTCGGTTCTGCCGACATAAAAGAATAAAATATATGTTCGAATTAAGAAAAGCAAAAAGAAGCCAAGCCAAAATAAGAATTGGTATGGCTGGTCCATCTGGTAGTGGTAAAACTTATTCAGCACTAAAGCTAGCACGTGGTCTAGTGAGTGATTGGGATAAGATTGTACTCATAGACACAGAAAATAAACGTGGTGATCTATACAGTCATCTAGGTGGCTACAACATCATTACACTCGAAGCACCATTTTCACCAGAGAGGTTCGTAGAAGCAATACACTCATGTGAGCAGGCTGGTATGGAAATGATCATCATAGATAGTTCATCACACGAGTGGGAGGGTGCCGGTGGATGTTTGGAAATTAACGAAAAATTAGCTGCCACAAAATTCAAAGGTAACACTTGGGCTGCATGGTCTGAGACTACACCAAGACACCAAAAATTCATCGAGGCTATTATTGCATCACCTTGTCACGTCATTACAACAATGAGATCAAAGACAGACACAATTCAAACCGAAGACAAAAAAATTAAAAAAGTTGGTCTAAAAGAAATACAACGTGAGGGCTTCGAATATGAATTGACAGTAAGTTTCAATATTGATAGAGACAATCACTATGTCACAATTGGAAAAGATAACACTGAAATTTTTGATAAGTTTGATCCTTTCATTATCACAGAAGAACACGGCAAATTGATAAGAGAGTGGAATGAAACGGGAGCCGTAGAAAAACCAACAGAAGAGCAAAACAAAATTTTTGCAGAACAGCTAAAACATTTCAATTTGACAAAAGAACAATGGAATGAAAAAACAAAATCAAATTGGGATACCTTGCCAGAAAAGAAAGCTCAAGAATGGCTAAATGTTCAACAGAAGAAAATTGATTTGCTCGAAGCTGAAAAAGTGAAAGAGCCAAAATCAGAAAAAGAAGAAATGGAAGATTTGGCCAATAATCTAGGTGGCGAAATTGTAGTAGAAGAAGAAAGTACTGTAGCTCAGAAAATGAAACAAGGAATGAAACAAGCCATTGAGAATGAGAAAGGAGAAAAGGTGTAAATATGTTTGCCAAAAAAGAAAAAGATTTGTCTATTTGGATATTTGCACGCGAAACATTGTCTATGATTGGTGCTGTTATGAGAAAGCAAACCCGATATATTGATGAAAATGTTCTTAATCCACACCAGAGTGGTTGGAAAAAAAATTTGTCTGAAATAAGACAACAAGAACAACAACAGATTAAAAAAACTAATTCAAATCTATGAAAACAGAATTAATGGAAGAGTATCAACACGTAGATATTCAAATCAGAGAATTAACTAACAGAAAAAAAGAAATTAGTGAAAAAATATCACAGGACATGCAAAGGGATCAAGTAGATAAATTTGAAGCAGACTTTGGTAAATTTTTTCTAAAAGCTGTGCCAACGTATGAGTATAGTGTCAATACTCAGTTAATGGAAAAAGAAATAAAAGAAATCAAAAAGCAAGAAATTGACACCGGGCGTGCAACGCTCAAATCAAACAAACTATCATTGTCGTTCAGACAGGCCAAATGATAGACGAAAAAGACCAATTCATTATGGATTGGTCCGGCTGAGTACACCTGATTGAAATATTTTATAAGATGGGTAGATCAATCAGTCAGCCGGACTAAATCATAATGTGTACTTTATGAAAGATACTTACTATTTTTCCCATGACTACAATGCAAGGGGGGATGAAAAAATTTTGAAACTTAGGATAGGAGAGGGGTGGAAAGGTTATGGGATATATTGGGCAATTATTGAAAAGTTATATGAAGCTAATGGTTACCTTGATAAGGATTATACAACGATAGCTTTTGACTTACAGACAGATGAAGAAACTGTGCATAAGGTTGTGGAAAACTACGTATTATTTGAAGAAAAAAATGGAAAATTCTATTCAAAATCAGTTTTAAGACGTTTAAAAAATAAAAAAGAAAAGTCAGACAAGGCAAAGCAAAGTGCAAAAAGTCGCTGGAATAAGCCTAATAATGACTATGCGAACGCATTGCCAACGCAGAGCGATAGCAATGCTATAAAGGAAAGGAAAGGAAAGGAAATAATATATAGTAAAAACAATCCAAAAAAATCTGTGTATAAAGACTTTGACCAATTTGAACTACACGACGGAACAATAGCAATTATGAATTGGGATAAGTGGGTAGATAAAAACAATACAAGTATAAATATTAACCGCGACGGGTATCCAGAATGTCCGCCGAATAACAAATAATTTTATGCAAGATATACAAGAAATTTTTACCAACGTGGAAGAAAAGAAAAAGGAGGTCAAGGAAATTAAGTCTAGTTTCAAAGAAGCTTTGGAAACTGTCCCAGAATATCAAGAGGTCCAAGAAAAAATAAAATCTCTATGTGAACAAAAAAAACGTATAGAATATACAATCAAAGAACAATTTTCAAAAGAAATTGAAAAAATAGAAGATCTAAAAATTGACATAGAGTCAGACATGGAAATGTTATCAGATATTGCATTGGCAAAAATGGCTAAAGGGGAAAACTTGGAAGTATTCGATAAATACATGAACGAATACGAACCATTGTTCAAAGTAAATTTTAAAAAAATAACATAAATTTTATGACGACCCAAAAAGAGCTTGTCCTCAAATGGGTGAAAGAACACGGGTATATTTTACCCGCCAAAATTTCGGGGACGGTTTATAAAGAAATAATGTTTGGATCAGAAACATCCAAGCGTTGTCGAGAGATGAGAAAAGTTGGAATATTAATCAGCAGATTATTCAAGGACAATCCAAAATTTGAGGTGTTTTATTTAGCTGGTGAGGTTGACGATAGAGAACTTAGAGAAAAATATCCTGTACTCTACAACGAAAAAGTCAAAGAAAATAGTTTCCAAACAAGCCTACTATGACACCAAAATTCAATGCCACAGTAGAAAAAAATAGACTGGTACTAGAAAACCCGCAAAGTTTCTCTATGTGGCTGACGAATTTGGTGGGTAAAAAAGTAGAGGTAATAGTCAAAAAAAAGAAAAAGAAAAGGTCCACAGGACTACCGGACGAACTAGGGAATCAAAACGGTTATTATTGGGCAGTAGTGTTACCAATTTCAGCCAAGGGGCTCGGTTACACCATAGATGAAATGCACGAGATATTTATTGAGCTTTACGCGCCGTATACTGTTAAAAAATTCAAAGATAAATTTGTAAATGTAAAAATCAGAACGTCAGAAATGGACACTCTACAATTCAAAGAATTTTTGGAGACAATCCAAATATCAATGGCAGAGCAAAATATAATAATACCGGATCCGGTAAAAATAGAAATATGAGACAAAATAAAAAACATAGATGATTATGACATTATTGATATTCAAATTAAAAGATTAAATGTAATTTATTTTTTAAAATAATTTCTTCTTTCACTACATACCCGTGTAGTGGACAGAGGAAATTAACCAAGGAGACACTCAATGCTCTGCTGTGAGATTTGTAACAAAGTTCTCGACTACCAGACGATGACGATCGACTCAGACTCCAAGACGGAGACTGTAACAATCGTCAAGGTCGCGAAGTGCTGTGACGAGAAGTACACGCTCATCTACGAGCTGGACGATCGTATCTACCCATACGAGGAGGTGGAGAGTGGCTAAGCTCATCTGTGGCTGTGGTCGTTTCATCCTTGAGGTGAAGAACGGCAGTGACAACGAGTACATCGGCGAGTGTGTGGAGTGCAACACCACCCATCAAGGAGCCTACAACAACAGCTCTGCGTGGCGTGACAATCCGATCATCGTCAAGTACAAGGAAAACCTGCAGAAGCCGAAACTGCGTGCTGTCAGATAGGAGAAACATGGACGGCGTGACAATCAGTGACGAGTTCACCGAGAAGAAGATCGAGCACTATCTGCTTGTCATCAGAGTACAAGTGGGAGTGCACTACATGGGTTGTGAGTGTGAGAGTGACGATTGCAAAGTCGTCTCAATCACCGAACACAGCCGACACATCGTGCAGATCTACTGTAGCCGTGGGCGCTACAGCTATCTGCCGAGGTTGTAGACATACCAGTTCGGGGGAACTGCAGAAAAAATCCCCCCGTCTCAAAAAAATATGACTTACAAAGAATTTAAAAATGAATGTTTAAAATCTAGCTGGGGCAAAGTGGTATTTGTTTTATGGATGAATAACAAAATTTCTTTAGTACCAGCTATGGATTTGTTACAAAAAAATCAAAATATTCAATTAAGTTTTAATCTATGAAAAACATATATTCTGGAATAGGCTATGTCTTAATTCTAATTATCGTTATTAGTTTGGCAGTATGGTGGGGAAAATATAAATATAATGATTGTTTAAAAGTTGGACACTCAAAAACTTATTGTATTTTAGATTTAGGTAAATAATTGTATGAAAGAAATATGTATTTGTGCAGCAGTAAAATTTGAAAAAGAAGATGGTCAAACCTTGATTATAAGAGGACATAGGCACGCTGATTGTTTTTTGAATAAATATAATCGCCCAGATCAAAGACAATGGAAAGAAATAGAGCAAGGTTTTATCACTAGTGAAAATAGATTTGTCAGTAGAATTGACGGTAGAATATTACAAGATTTAGCTGGTATAAAGTCAGTAAGTAAAGAGGGATATAGACACTATACTTTATTTAGTGAAGATTTATATTAGCTAATTCTATGAAAGAAATATACCTTTGCGAGCGTTGCGGTAGCATGAGAGAAGTTCAGCGTTTCAAATCAAAGAAAAGACCAGTCGGACACGCAAAAACAATGTTTTGTATAAAATGTAAAAAGGATAAAAAATTTTATAACAGAAAAATATGATAAAAGTATTGATAACCGCCGAAAATTTTAAAAAAATGGTTAAAAAGGAATTTGACATTAAACTTGAAAATAATTTTTGTGAAAAAATATCTCATGGAGAACCACTGGCCAAAGTAGTAAATAAAGAAAATGGGGAGGAAACACTATATCTTTTAAAAAAGATTTACATCCAAAAATTTGATCTGAAATATAGTGCTAATCATAAAGTAAAAAAAGGAGGAGAGTTATTGATAAGTAGTTTGAAATTACCTAACGTACAAAAATATTTAAAGAAAAAAGTATGAAACAAAATTTTCACTCAAAATGGTTTTATAGGGAATGGGAAATATCTCAAAAATTAAGCCACTACGATTATGCTTTCCATTATTTAAGAAAATCACTATTAAAAGGGTACGATGAAGATTATTTGTTGACAAGTGTTCAATATTCCGGTACCAAATTTGCGTCAGTTGGACTAAATAGTTCTGCTAAATTGTCCGGTAAAATTTCAGTAGAAATTAAAGGGAAAGGCACTGAGCATTTTTCAATAAGATTACTGCTAAGTGAAATTAAAAAGCACAAAAAACAATTATCATTATTTTGAAAAGTATGAAACAAATCACTATCACAATAAATAAACAGGATTTTGTGAAGTTTAGTGAAATAAAATATCCGGCCTTATATACGCAAGCGGTCAAGATCAATGACCACCTAACAAGAGAAATTCACTCGCTGTTCGGGGTAGACCTAGATTATAGGCTGACTGACGAGAGGACGAGAGGTTATAAGTTTTTACAAGATAATATTTTAAAAACATTATGTCAAAAAATTTGACACCGCACGAGGATAAAGAACAGGAGGCTGTAGTCCAATATTTGGAAGCTAAAAAATTAAAATTTACAGCAATACCAAACAGCACTTACACAAAAAGTTTTAAACAAAAAATGAAAAACAAACGGATAGGATTGAGAGCTGGGCTGCCGGACTTATTGATAATAATTAAAAACAAGCTTGTATTTATAGAAATGAAAAGGCAAAAGGGCAGTACGACATCATACGAGCAGAAAGAATGGATCAAAGCATTAAACAATATATCACCTAGCATAGAGGCTCACATCTGTTATGGGGCTTCGGAAGCTATTGATTTAATAAAATTAATTTTTAAAAAATAACTATTATAGAAGAAACAAAAAACATTTTTTATTAATAATAATTTTGAATATGAATATAGAAAAACTTGTAAAAATAGTAGCCTCAAGAGCAAAAAATTTTGAGGAATTACAAAAAAGTGGTGAAAACTGGTTGAAAATGTTTTTAGAGAATGGTTGGATAAAAAAAGGGTATAGAATTTTAGACTATGGTGCGGGGTTGGGTCGTATTAGTATTCCATTTAGTAAAATTGCCGATGTGACCGCTGTTGACGGAAACAAAGAAATGGTTAAATTTTTGAAAAGCAAAAAAATAAAAGCGTCATGTTTAAGTAATCTTGATGATTTAAATTTTAATAAAAAATTTGATTTTATTATTTCAATTTATGTTTTGCAACATATTCACTTTCCAAACGCACAAAAATTAGTCACTAAAATGGCAGAATTAACAGACACTTTATATTTTACATATCCTATAGAAGAAGACGGTTGTCCAGATAGTTATATTAACTATAAACAATCTTATGAAGTACCAGTTGAAGATAGTTCAGATGTTAGCAGAAAAATGAAACTTGAAGAATTACCTATTTTATTTGAACATAGTGATTTTGATCCAAATACTATAAAAAGATTATTTAGTAATTTGTTTGTAATAAAAAAAATATGAAAAAAGAAATAGCGCTAGAAAATCTTAAACTACTCACAAAAATACTAGGTAGAAAATTCTGGCTAGATTGTGGAACATTGCTCGGGGCAGTCAGAGAAAAGGACTTCATCGAACACGATACAGACATCGATGTCGGAATGTTGGAGGAAGAATGGGAAGATAAATATTTGGCATTATTTGAAAATGAGGGTTTCAAAATAAAAGTGTTGGGTCCAAGAAACTATGGAATGCAAATATCAATGAAAAGGAAAGATGTCAAAACTGATATTTTCCTTTATTTCAAGGAGGGAGGTGAAAGGTTTTTTGCATGTTGGTTGAATAAAGGGCAATTTTTGGAAGACATAATCAAGATGTCATATCCGGCATATCATGTAGAACAATTGGAGATTCTAAAATTCAAAGGGGAAATCTACAACGTGCCGTCTGATTATCAAAAATTTTTAACTCAACGCTATGGTGACTGGTCAAAAGTGGATAAACAATTTCGCTGGGATACTTCACCAAAAAATATAAAGTAATTATGAACAAAGAATACTGGGATAAATACTATAAAGAAAAACATACAGATATTTTGAAGCCGTCACCATTTGCCGTATTTTGTAAGAGTTGGCTGGCAGATAATCCAATAGAAGACGCTTTTATTGTAGATATTGGGTGCGGTAATGGCCGTGATATGTATTACTTGGGTGCTATTGGATATGATCAATCGTCATCAGCCGGTAATTATAAAAAAATCAGTGATGTAAATTTGGAACACTTCGATGTCGTCTATGCAAGATTTGTAATCCACGCTTTGACAGAGGAAGAAGAAAAACAAATCTATGATCAATCAAGTGGCTATTTGATGATTGAGACTAGAAGCGACAAGGGAGTTAGACCAGACGAAACACACGAAAGACGACTTACTAATTCAGATGAACTTATCAAAAAACTAGAAGACAATAATTTCAAAATAATTTATTTCGTCGAGGGTTGGGGATTGGCTCCACACAAAGACGAAGACCCTGTTTGTGTAAGGGTAATAGCCAAAAAACAACTATGATGGACATAGAATTTCTAATAAAAACCTTTGAAAGAAAGGATTGTCTAGAGAGATTATTGCTAAGTTTAGAAAAATTTTATCCAAAGTATCCAATAATTATAGTAGACGATAGTGAGGAATTTGACAAAAAGTTTTATAAACAATTCAATCTCAATATAAGAATTTTGCACGTGGGGTATGATGTCGGACTATCCTATGGTCGAAATGTTGGCTGGCAACAAAGTGACAAAAAGTATATTTGTTTGCTGGACGACGACTTCGTCTTCACTGAAAAAACAGATATTGAAAAATTGTATAAAATAGCAGAAAGCACTGGGGCTGGAGTAGTAGCTGGAAGTTTGCAGAACGTGAGAAAGGTGGACGGCTATGACTACAATTTAGTGATTAGAGACAATACCTTATTTTACGAAAAAGGAAAAGAAAACTGGGAAAAATACAAAGGCATCGAATATAGGCAAAGTGAAATAGTATACAACTTTGGACTATTCAGAGTAGAGATGTTGAAAGAACATAGCTGGGATAATTTCATTAAGATAAAAGGCGAGCACTCAGATTTTTTCCTAAGATTGAAAGAGACGGAATGGCAAGCCTTGTATGTGCCGGAAGTAGTTGTCAAGCATATACCAGTAAGAGATAGACACTACAACGAAAAACGAAGTAGAAATCAGTATCTAGCCTACATGATGAAAAAACATAATATCAAAACCATAGTCTCGCCATCGGGTACTATGACAGAATTAATTAATAACAAAATTATAACTGGGAAAAAATATGAAAGCGACAATAATTAAAAAACTAGAAGATTTGTACAGTGAACACTCAAAGTATCAAGAATTGATGAGTGAGAACTACAATACAGTCAAAGATAGATTTGGTGAAAATGAGATTGATTGTGAAGACAAAGACGGAAAGAAAGTCATGATCAAGGAAAGACTACTGTGGGATGAAGTGTGGTACTACGGTCGAGACTCCCGCGGTGGCAAAATAATGACCAAAAAATATCCTGAAATATTTGAATACTTTGATAAAGCCAATGAAATCAAGAAAGAGATAGATAGCTACGAAGTTGAAAAATTTGGTTTCAAAGGTAGTGAAATGAGATTGATAGATTTTATTAAATTGATTGGCGAGATTGTGGAATTTAAGATGAAAAAGTATGAAGAATAATAAATTTGTAGTATTTTTAATTGTTATTACAGTGGTTTTTATTGGTTATTGCTTTTCAGTTGGTATTGTATTTTGTTTGCAATGGTTGATTAATGCTGCTTTCCAGACTTCTTTTGATGTAAATTTGTGGTGGGGAGGACTATTGTTTTATATTATTTATTTAATTTTTAAAGAGTAATAGTATGTCTAAAAAAAAGAAGAAACCGGACAAACCAAAAAAAAAGAAAGTCACTAAAAGCAAAAAGGGGATTAATCCTAAACAAGAAGAGTTTTGTCAATTATTTGCTAGTGATAAAGAATTTTTTGGAAATGGTACCTTAGCATATATTGAAGCTTACAATATCGATTTAACCCAAAAAGGCGCTTATGATGGTGCAAAAGCTAATGCTTATAAGTTGCTTACAAAGACTTACATTTTGGAACGTATCAACAAAATTTTTGAAACTCGTGGATTGAATGACACTTTTGTAGATAAACAACTAGAAAAATTGATTACACAGGACGCAGATTTCAAATCTAAAATAAATGCAATACGTGAATATAATGCTCTTAAAGGCAGAATTCTTAAAAAAGTAGATCTTACATCAAAAGGCAAAAAAATCAAAAACGCACCAATAACAAATCAAATCACTCTCACTAATTTCAAAGATGAACCAGATAGTCAATGATAAATACACCCCTGTATTTACCAATACACAAGCCAGATATTTTATACTCATGGGGGGTCGTTCTGCTGGTCGTTCGACTGTTGCCAGTCAATATGCACTAGCTAAATTAGTGGCCCCTGATTATTTTCGTTGTGCAATAATGCGTTTGGTGCTTGGTGATATTCGCAATAGTATCTATCAAGATATTGCCGATAGAATAGAAGAGCAAGAACTAGAAGAACAAATCAAAACAACAGAAAACCCACTGTCCATAGAATATGGCCAAAACAAAATCAATGGTATAGGTTTTCGCAAATCTAGTGGAGATCAAAAATCAAAGCTCAAATCTTTGGCAAATTACAACTGCGTGATTATTGAGGAAGCTGATGAAGTATCAGAAGAGGACTTCATGCAATTAGATGATAGTTTACGTACCTTAAAATCCGACATCAAGATTATTTTATTACTCAATCCACCACAAAAAAATCACTGGATAATAAAGCGTTGGTTTAATTTGGAAGACTCTGGTATTAAGGGTTTTTATATCCCAAAACTCAAATCAAACATAGATGATACGGTGTTTATACATTCCACGTTTAGGGATAATATCAAAAATATTAGTCCATCGACTATAAGAAATTTTGAAAACTACAAAGAGATAAAGCCTGATCATTATTACAACATGATAGAGGGTCTAGTCAGCGAGGGTGCGAGAGGTAGAATATTTAAAAATTGGAAAGTTATCAGTGACGAAGCCTATGAGGCTATGCCATACAGTCCATACAATGGCCTTGACTTCGGCTTTACCAACGACCCGACTGCTTTGATTGAAATCAAAGAACATAACAACAAAATATTTTTGAAAGAATTGATATACGAAACGGGCTTAGTAAACAGAGACCCAGAAAACAAAGTTCCTAGTATTTCTCAAAAAATGAAAGAAAAAGGCGTAAAAAAAGAGACACCTACATACGCAGACAGTGCCGAGCCCAAATCTATTGCAGAATTGAAACTAGATGGCTGGAATATCAAGCCTGCAGAAAAGGGACCAGACAGCGTACGAGCCAGACTAGACTATCTATTGGGCAAAGAGGTCTATTATACCGAGTCTAGCATTAACATCGCCCTAGAAGTCCAAGAATACCGCTGGGCGCTTGATAGAAATAAGGAACCTACAAATCAACCAGTTGATGAATTTAATCACGCAATGGACGGCACCGGCTACGGCGTATTTACTCACAACAAAAAAGGAAATATCAATATTGGTATTCTATGAGTTACAAACAAAATGAATTTAAAAAACAGGTTATGCTTAGTCCCGAATGGGAGAGGCTGATCAAGGTAGCTCAAAGAATGCAATTCGGCGAAGCTACAATCACGTTCAAGCATGGCAAACCAATTATGATGAGTAATTTAATTCAACGCGTGAAGTTGGATGAAGACAGTGTTTTTCGAGATGGACTAAATGAAATACCAATAATTTGATTTATCCACAGACAAAAAATAGAAAGTGTGTTATAATAAATACATGAAAATTTAATTTCTACTTTTGTAGATAGCTTCAATCGAGAACGATAGAGCCAAAGATGATGTCTTTTTTTATAAGAGCCAATATCTTTGGCTCTTTTTTTTGTTTATATGAATTTTTTTAAAAAAATTAAAAATCTAGTATCAGTCAAAAAGTCCTACTATGGGGCTCAATTTACTACACTAGCAGAACACAAACTAGACTGGAATACTACCAACTATTTGAAAGCATACGAGACTAGTCCCTATGTTTTTGCTTGCGTAAAGAAAAGAAGTGAAAAAGTGGGACAAATTCAATTTAAACTATTCAGAGGTGATAAAGAAGTAGTCAAAGATGACTTATTGAATTTATTGTATAAGCCAAACAAAAATCAAACAAAGAATGAATTTTTTGAGACTTATCAGATGTATAAAGACCTTGCTGGCTCGACTTTTATTTATTTAATCCGAGAGGGAAAGAAAGTGACAGAAATGCACAATCTACGTCCTGATTTTGTAACTGTGGTGGTTAATAAAGATACCGGAACTGTAGACGGATATAAATATAAAGTCGCTGGTGGTGGTAAAGAGTTGGTATTTGAACCAGAAGAGGTAATAGCTTCTCATTATTGTAGTCCACTAGGGGCATACAAAGGCCAATCAATGCTAAAAGCTGCCGCTTTGACAGTCTATACCGAACAACAACTTAATCAATATCATGCTAATGTTTTGAAAAATGGTGGAAAAGTAGAAGGACTTTTGACATACAAGGTAGAGAGTCTAACTGATGAGCAAATAAAAAGAATTAAAACAGAATTTAAAAAGAAATTTGCCGGAGCAAGTAAGTCCGGTGAACCAATGGTCCTCTATGGAGGATTGGAATACGAAAATTTGGGACTTACTCCAACAGAATTGTCATACATCGAAAGCAAAAAAATGACAGTGGATGATTTGCTTGTTGTTTTTGGTATTCCAAAGGCTTTATTTGCTTTAGACAGTGGCTCACTTGGTAGCAATGGATATGACGCAGCCAAAGCAATATTTTTGAGTGAAACAATCAAACCATTGCAAGATAACCTTGTAGAAAAACTAAATGAATTTTTAGTACCTGCCGAATTTGAACTAAAAAACGTTGACCCCTCCCCTGAAAATACAGAAATGAAATTGAAACAAGTTGAGAATGGTATTAAAAATTATTACATGACACCAAACGAAGCTAGAGAATTGATGGGAATGGAACGTATAGACGGAGCTGACCAATTACTCATACCTTTTGGACTTTTACCACAAGACACAACGAATGAAGAAGACACAGCAAACAAGAAGCTGTCAAAAAAAAAACTTTGCACCCACTGCAAAATCCAAAAGTAAGAGCTAAATACTACGAGGAATTTTTACAAAAATCAATAATAATTGAAAGTAAATTTAAAAAAATATTAAAAAAGTATTTCAATGATCAATTACAAAGATTGAGAGAAAATCTAGGTGAACCGAGTAGTAAGCGTAAAAATTTGGTAGATGATATTTTCTACTTTGAAAATGAAAACAAAATCGGACTAGATATATTATTTCCGTTTTTACTAGAGATACTACGAGAAAGTGGACAGGATACTGTGGAATTTGCTGGACTAAGTACTTTCAAATTGACGAGTACGATAGAGGCCACACTAAGAGAACGCGCAGAATTTTTTATAAATAAAATGAATGAAACGACGTTTGAAAAATTACAAACAATATTTATTGATAATTTGAATAATGCAGGTGGAGGAAAAGATTTAATAAGAAAAATAGAAAATTTATACGAAAATACTATAACGAAATCAAGGGCTGGCACTATTGCAAGGACTGAACTACAAGTAGCCATACAGCAAGGTAAATTCGCGGGATACAAACAATCAGGAATAAGCATAAAAATATGGGTACATACCTATTCTCAACAACCTAGAAACTGGCATGAAGAGATGGACGGTGAAGAAGTATCAATTGATTCAGTTTTCTCAAATGGTTTAAGATTCCCGGGTGATCCACAAGGTCCAGCAGAAGAAATAATAAATTGTAACTGTACAATATAAAAATTTTAAAAATAATATAAAAATATGTTATACAAATTGCTAAATGTAGAATGTAAAAAAGCAGAAGAAAAAAATACGCTTGAGGCTGTGTTTTCAACGTCTGATACAGATAGACATGGTGATATAGTTTTGCAAGATAACTGGGATTTGAAAAGTTTCAAAAAAAATCCCGTGATTATCAACTCACACAACTATGGTGACGCAACCGAAGTAATCGGCAAAGCCACTAAAGTATCAGTCAAAGACGGAAAACTAGAGGGAAAAATTGAGTTTGCTGTTGACGCAAATCCAAAGGCAAAAATCATATACGATTTATACGCCGGTGGTTTTCTCAAGGCTTTCTCAGTCGGTTTCATGGTAAAAGACTGGAATGAAAATGGCGAAATTACTGGAGCAGAACTTTTGGAAGTGTCAGCTGTATCAGTGCCAGCTAATGCCTATGCTTTGGCAAAACAAAAAGGTATTCACGTTGAACAATTGTTTGAAGACGCAAATACAAAACCAACAAAAAAGAAAAAAGTGGCTAAAAAAGAAGTAGAGAAAGTAGAAGAAAAAAAGACTGAAATCGTAGAAGAAAAGAAAGAAGTAGTGGAGCCAGTAATTAAACAAAAAACAACCGCGGACAGTTTGAACCGCATTAATTTAGTAATAGGTTTAGTACGAGAAAAACAAAAAGTCGAAACACGCTCAGAGAGCGTCAGAGTACAAAACGCTAAATTAATCAATCAAGCAATTAGGGGATTGTTAAAAATTAAAGAAAAAAACTAAAAAACATTAATATGAACAAATTTTTGAAATTATACAAAAAATTGCTATCACAAGGTTTTGCTACAGCCGAAGAAAAAAAAGAATTGGCTAGTATGGCAAAAGACGTAGAGGGTAGCGAAGAAGCTGTAAGTGAAGTAAATGCTTTGCCAGATACAGATCCAGCAACAAAAGTAGAAGAAGAAAAAGAAGTCCAAGAACAATTGGAAAAAATGATGGGTGAAGCTACAAAATCTATCAAAGCAGACTTCGAAAAGAAAGTATCTGAATCAGTAGACTCAAAAGTCAAAGAAATCAAAGACGCAATGGAAAAGAAAGCTGGTATTTACGCTCAAGAGGGTGTAAGTGACAGAAAAGCTCTAAACGAAAAAACACGTGAAATCGTGAAAGCTTTGTTTAGAAATGACAACGCTGTTTTGTCAAAATATTTGGGTACAACTACCAACGCTAGTGCTGCTTTCTTAGTAGATAGTGAAATGGCAACTGAAATCCAAAGACTTTCTACTGAGTACGGTGTAGCTCGTAGAGAAATGAGAGTTGTTACACTTTCAAAGCATACTTTGGATATTCCAACAGCTTTGACAGACGTAACTGTCAACTGGACAGATGAAGCAGCCGTAAAAACATCATCTATTCCAACATTTGCTAGACCAAGTTTGTCACTTAAAAAAATCACTGCAATCGTACCTTTTACAGACGAATTGCTAGAAGATGAAGAATTCGACCTTTTCCAATACGTAAGTGAAAACGTGGCTGAAAAAATGGCAGAAAAAGAAGATTTAGCTTTCTTCACTGGTGATGGTACTAGTATTTTTGGTAGTTTCACAGGTCTTTTGGCCGATACTACTGTAAATGAAGTAGTGTTGACTGGCACAACTTTCGCTAGTATGACAGCCGATGACTTGCTAGATATGCAAGATAGTACACACTCAGGAGCTTTGGCAAATGGTAAATACTACATGCACCGTTCTATCAAATCACATATCAGAACATTGAAAGATACACAAGGCTTATATGTCTACCAAGCACCAAGTGCTGCTGATCCAGCAACAGTTTGGGGTAAACCGGTAGTATTCGTAGAAGTAATGCCAGCTATATCAGATAGTGCTGCAGATACATCATTCGTATTGTTTGGTGATCTAAAACGTGCTGCTTGGTTAGGAACAAAAGCTAGTGGTATGACCATGGCTGTATCTACAGAAGCTAGTGTACGTAACGTCGCTAATAATGCAGACATCAACTTGTTCACACAAGATATGACTGCTCTTCGCTTCGTTGAACGTATTGGTTATGTTGTTGTATTAGCCGGTGCTATTACAAAATTAACAACAGCAGCAGCTTCAGCTTAGTAGTTTGATAATTGAAAAAGGGGCGGAGTAATCTGCCCTTTCAGCCAGTTATTAATAATTAAAAAAATATGTATAAATTTTATTATAAAAGAAAATCAAACGGAGCTAACGTCGTGTCACACCGTGAACTTAATGACGACGATTTAGTTTTGACAAGCCGAATATTAGATACTGCAATGACTGCCAAAGACATAAAAAATACTGCTATTAAAAAAGCACAAATTTTTGATAAACCAGAAACATTGAATATCAAAAGAAAAGAAGATAAATCAAAAACAAATAAAAAAAGTGGTAAAAAATAAAATATGCTTACTAAAAAATATACAACCCATAAAAATTTGGAAGTATTCCTCGGCAAAACTGTGGAAGCTGGCCAAGCTGATGACGCTATCAATGCGTCTATTGATATTGTGGAAAAAATGACTGGTGTTGTATTCGTAGCTGGTGATACTGTCAGTGCTAGATTATTCAATGGTGATGGAAGTAGAGAGTTGATAGTAGACGAATGTACAGGAATAACAAAAGTAGAAAGGGGACTAGACCAATATGGTGACTCTTTTGAAGAAATAGCTAATACAGGACTCAGCAAGTATATTTTGCAACCAGATAACTACGGCTCAAAAGGCTTACCTGTGACATCAATATTACTTCGCGATAGATATTGGGGTAAAGGCACTCAAAACCACCGTATAACGGCAAAATGGGGCTATGGTGCAACTGTACCACCAGCCGTGCAAATGGCTACGACTATAATTGCAGCCGGAATTTATAATTATAATTCTGCTGGCTCGGGAAATGTAAAAAGTGAAAAGATTGGTAATTACAGCGTGACTTATAGTGATGATGAGGGCTGGGATGAAATGGAAAGAGCAAACAAACTTTTGCAAGGTTTTAAAAAATTCTCACTATGATAGACAGATTTTATACAACTTTTTTCCAAATAAGCAGATTGATTTACAGCGGAGACAAAGGAGCAGGCACAATGAGCCAAGTAGGAAGTATGAAAGCTCATATCCAACAAGCTGATAATGAGACGAAAGAACAAACTGCTAGTATGTTTACTTTGTCACACATTGTCTGGTGTCCGCTAGATACTGATATAGAAATTGGTGATCAGATTGTGGCCACTGGTAC